AGTCTGGTCGGTGTCGGAACGAGATGAACTTGCCCTTGACCGCTATGAGGGGTATCCCCATTTCTACTACAAAACGGAACTGGAACTTCCCCTTGCAGAAACCGGGAAAAAGCTGACTGCCTTTGTGTATATCATGCACGAGGAACGGAAACTGGGCATCCCCACTTCTGCCTACATCCGCACCTGTGTGGACGGATACCACCAGTTCGGCTTTGACCTGAAACACCTGCGGAAAGCCATGGACATCAGCGAACGGGAGGTGTACCACCATGAAAACGGATAAGCCAGTTTCGGCGGTCTGCCCACTTTGCGGAAAACCCTACTCCGGTGTTCCGGCACTTTCCAGAACGGACAACCAAACGCCCATTTGCCCGGACTGCGGCATTCGGCAGGCTCTGGAAAGCATCGGCGTTTCCACGGAGGAACGGGAGAAAATCCTGTCTGTAATGCATCGAAAGTTCCCCATGTAACCGCCCTGTTTGCCCTGTGTGGGCTTTCAGAGCACTTGCCGAAAAACTGCCCAAAGTCAAAACCAGCCCCACACAGGCGAACTGTGCGGGGCTTGGTTGGTGGCTGCGATTTCCGGAGATGCCTTTTCCATTGTACTGTATTTTACCATAGAAAAGCAAGTTTATCCAGTGTCAGATCCACCAAATATACAGCGGAAATATCGCCTTATGTTCTGTACATTTAGCCGCTTGCTATACGCCGAAAGGTATGGTAATATACAGTTACCGAAAGGGAAAACGACCAAAAAAACGGAGGAAAAACACAATGGTATCATACGGAATCGCAAAGGCAAGAGCAATGGCAAACAGAACGGACTGGAACGAAAGAACCGAAATCACAAAGGCGGTCATCACCTGGTTCGATGCGGACTACGAATACGAACTGGAGATTGAAAACGAGCACAGGATGGACAACGAGGAGTTCACCTCATGGGTTGAGGAAAACGCAGAAAGCCTTGCAAAGGCAGATGCCGAGGAAAACGGAACGACCTTTGAGGAAATCGACTGCATCGACTTTACGGAAAAGGAAATCGATGACGATGCCCTTTTCGATGAGGAGTACGAAAACGCCTGCGAATTTGAATGGGAAAGTATGACGGGAAGATAAACCTTCCTCACTCTTTCCAAACAGCCCCTGATTCAAGGGGGCTGTGGCTCGTACCGAAGAAATATAGTACACAAAATCTGAGCCATATATTTGTGCAGTATATTTTTTCGTTATGACTTGCTATCATTGAATTTGTATGGTAATATGGTTACAATGGGAATAGAATCTCAATTATAAAAAAGCCCACCGGGGCATAAAAATAAATGATATAGACTTGCTTTTTGGCAGGTCTTTTTTGTTGAGGGAGGTGATGCAATGGCAAGATTTAAACCGACACGCTTTATGGCGGAGGATTCCAAGTATAACAAAAAGGCGGCAGACTATGCCGTTTCCTTTATCGAGTGCCTTAGCCACACCAAAGGCACATGGGCTGGAAAGAAATTTGAACTGCTGGACTGGCAGGAACAAATTATCCGTGACCTGTTTGGAATCTTAAAACCGAACGGCTATCGGCAATTCAACACGGCTTACATTGAGATTCCGAAGAAAAATGGCAAATCAGAACTTGCCGCTGCGGTTGCCCTGCTGCTCACCTGTGGTGATGGCGAAGAACGTGCCGAGGTTTACGGCTGTGCTGCCGACCGCCAACAGGCTGCCATTGTATTTGATGTGGCTGCCGATATGGTACGAATGTGTCCTGCCCTTTCCAAGCGAGTGAAAATCCTGACCTCACAAAAGCGTATTGTGTACATCCCGACCAACAGCTTTTATCAGGTGCTTTCGGCAGAAGCCTATTCCAAGCATGGCTTTAACATTCACGGAGTTGTGTTTGATGAACTGCATACGCAGCCGAACAGAAAGCTGTTCGACGTTATGACCAAAGGCTCCGGCGATGCCAGAATGCAGCCTTTGTATTTCCTGATTACCACAGCCGGAACGGACACAAATTCTATTTGCTATGAAGTTCACCAGAAAGCAAAGGACATTTTAGAAGGCAGAAAACATGACCCTACTTTCTATCCTGTGATCTACGGTGCAGATGAATCGGAGGACTGGACGGATCCGAAGGTTTGGAAAAAAGCAAATCCGTCACTCGATAAGACCATTGGCATGGATAAGGTTGTGGCTGCGTGTAACTCTGCAAAGGAGACTCCTGGCGAAGAGAACGCTTTCCGACAACTAAGACTCAATCAATGGGTAAAGCAGGCAGTGCGTTGGATGCCAATGGAAAAGTGGGACAAATGCAAGGTTGCTTTTGATGAATCCGAACTTGAAGGAAGGATCTGCTACGGTGGACTTGACCTTTCCTCTACAACGGATATTACAGCTTTTGTTTTGGTATTTCCTCCAACAGATGAAGATGAGCATTATTATGTTTTGCCCTACTTCTGGCTGCCGGAGGAAACTTTGCCCCTTAGAGTAAGACGTGACCACGTTCCATATGATGTATGGGAACGGCAAGGCTATCTGAAAACCACTGAGGGCAATGTGGTTCACTACGGTTTTATCGAAAACTTCATCGATGAACTGGGGCAGAAGTTTCACATCAAAGAAATTGCATTTGACCGTTGGGGTGCAGTGCAGATGTCACAGAATCTGGAGGGACTTGGTTTTACGATGGTGCAGTTCGGGCAGGGTTACAAAGATATGTCACCACCGACCAAAGAACTGATGAAACTGACTCTGGAACAGACACTTTCCCACAATGGACACCCTGTTCTTCGGTGGATGATGGATAACATTTTCATCAGGCGTGACCCTGCCGGAAACATCAAGCCGGACAAAGAAAAATCCACAGAGAAAATTGACGGTGCGGTTGCCATGATCATGGCTCTTGACCGTGCGATTCGCTGTGGATGTGTGTCCGATGAGTCGGTTTATGATTCAAGGGAGATGTTGATTTTGTAAATCATTAGTTTATATGCAAGAAGGATTGATGCATTTTCTCTTATTGCATTTGCAATTCTTATTTGGAAATTCGTTGATAGGATTATCAGATAAATACCATTTGTTACGAAAATCTGTACAAGCATCATACAGTTCAAAAACCAAGGGAACTCCTCTTTTGGCAAGTTCTTTGAATTCTTCATCATATTGCTTGTAGTGTTTAAGGCTAATCAATCCATGCACAAGTTCATTTCTATCGCAACACCACTGTTTAATCTGAATTAACAAATTACTATTAAATGAATCGAATGATCCATATTTAGCTTTAATCAGTTTTTCTAGACAAGTAATTCTAGTTGAAATAGCAGCAGACTTATCATCAGTGCGATCAGGTAATGGACATTTATCTATGTATTTTGATATTAATCTACTTATTCTTTGCTCAAAAATGGCGTAGCAGTACCATACTGATTCTACATAATAATTATTATCGTAAGAATTCGACATTCGCTCAATAAACTCTTCATGCATTTTTGACATTTCAAGCCGTACTTTGTATTCTTCCTTAGCATTCATATTTTTTACGCCCACTTTCTTACAGATATTTTAAATGTTTTTATTTCTACTGGTTATATTTCATTATACCACACCCATATACACAAAGTCAAGAAAGGAGTTGATTTTCATGGGTATTTTCACAGGACTTTTCAAGTCCAGAGATAAGCCACAGAACAGCTATGATTCGCCGTCCTACACATATTTCTTTGGAAGAGCCAACAGCGGTAAACGTGTCACCGACAGAACAGCCTTACAGCATATTGCGGTTTATGCCTGCGTGCGGGTTCTGTCAGAAGCCATTGCCCAGCTGCCATTACACGTTTACCAATATACCGAAAATGGAAAAGAGCGAGTGCCACAGCACCCGCTTTACTTTTTGCTCCACGACCAGCCAAATCCTGAAATGACTTCTTTTGTTTTCCGAGAAACCTTAATGTCCCACCTCCTGATTTACGGCAATGCCTATGCACAGATTATCCGAAATGGCAGAGGTGATGTATTGGGACTGTATCCTCTGATGCCTGACAAAATGAAGGTTGACCGTGATGAAAAAAACCGCCTGATATACATTTACAGCCGTTACGATGAGGCAAATCCCAATCTGAAAGAACAGGGGGACATCATTCTTTACGCCGATGAAGTTTTGCATATTCCAGGTTTAGGTTTCGATGGTCTGGTTGGATATTCGCCGATTGCACTTGCCAAAAATGCAATCGGCATTTCTATTGCCTGCGAGGAATATGGAGCATCATTCTTCGGAAATGGTGCAAGTCCGTCAGGTGTTTTGGAACACCCCGGGGTAATCAAAAATCCGGAACGTGTGCGTGATGCGTGGCAGAGAGCCTATGGCGGAAGAAACGCCCACAAGGTCGCAGTCCTCGAAGAGGGCATGAAGTTCACACCCATTGCAATTCCGAATAATGAAGCACAGTTTCTCGAAACCCGAAAGTTTCAGATTGAGGAAATCGCAAGAATGTATCGTGTACCGCTTCATATGCTCGGTGACCTTGACCATGCAACATTCAGTAATGTAGAACATTTATCATTGGACTTTGTCAAATACAGCCTTGATCCTTGGATCGTTCGCTGGGAGCAGTCTTTGCAGAAAGCACTTCTTTCCGATTTTGAAAAAGGACAGTATTTCGTGAAGTTCAATGTAGATGGACTACTGCGTGGCGACTATGCTTCCAGAATGCAAGGCTATGCTACCGCAAGACAAAACGGCTGGATGTCAGCTAACGACATCCGGGAACTTGAAGATATGAATATGATTCCTGCTGAAGAAGGCGGAAATCTCTATCTTGTAAATGGTTCATTTACAAAGCTTGCTGATGCAGGTGCATTTGCAAATCAAAATCAAGAAAAGGAGGAAGAAACCGAATGAAGAAATTCTGGAACTTTGTAAAAAATGAAGATACATCAGAAACGGAACTTCTGTTTAACGGACCTATTTCGGAAGATACCTGGTGGGGCGATGAAGTGACACCTGCCCTTTTCCGTGACGAACTTTCAAAAGTAAGCGGAAATCTGACAGTCTGGCTGAACTCACCGGGCGGCGACGTGTTTGCAGCGAGTCAGATTTATTCTATGCTGAAAAATCACAAAGGCAAGGTTACCGTAAAAATTGATGGCATTGCTGCCTCCGCTGCGTCTGTTGTGGCAATGGCAGGCGATGAAACCTTGATTGCACCGACTGCCCTAATGATGATTCACGACCCTTCCACATCAGCAATAGGCAATAAAGCAGATATGGAAAAAGCAATTGAACTTCTGGAAGAAGTCAAAGAGAGCATTATTAACGCCTACGAAACCAAGTCCCATCTCAGCCGAAACAAGA